TTCTTTTGGGATTGGCTTGCGTTTATTTCTGGAGCGTTTCGTTGGAAGGTATTTGCAGTTTTCGCAGATGATGTCGGTGAAACTTCGTCGCTGTCGTCTCATTCGTACCTCCTGTCGGTAAATCTGACACCCTGACCAATAGCCCATGCTGTCGTGTACTCAATCAGACTTGCCATACGCTTCACACTCATCTGCGCGCTACTTTCGCGAATGTTGACGTATTCGCCTTCAAGCCCGGGCAAAACATCAGCTTCCTGTTTTGTTGCCACTGCATGACCGCTGATCAACAAAACCTTCCATTGTTCCGGTTTTAACCATTTGCCGCACCATTGAACCTGACGAGCGATATCCGCCAGCATCGCGTGAAATTTTGCGTTCTGGTCAAGGTTGCGCTTGTAGTCAGTAATGCGGATGGTGACTGGCTTGTCTTTATCGAGTGGTGTTGCGAGGATGGCATTTATTGCGGCTTGCTGTTGTTGCTTACTTCGGAGGAAGATTGTTTGCTTCATCGAAATTCTTCTCTTTAATTCCAGCGGCTCTGATAGCTTTCATTACTGCAATTACCGTTTTGTCACGCCCATCCTCATAACCCATCGCATAAGCACCTTCTTCACCATCTTTCCAAAAGTCGTCATTCGATTCTGGCCAGTCGATATCCAGTTCAATAGCTGCTCGCGATGCCTGCCATAAAGTCCACCACTCATTTAAGGAGTGACGAATATCCATGCTTGAAAATGCGAAGTACCTATCACCATTTCTTGCCTCGGTTATCATCTCGAATGGTAATCTCAATTTTTTGGCAACGTATTCCTCAAACTGCTTTCTTGATTCGTCCATATCACTCTCCATCGATGATTTTTTGGGTTACCAATAATATTTGATAGTCGCCATAATTATCGGTAGCAACGCGCAGACAACTGAAAACCGTAAAACAAAACCTACTCCCAATATGCGATATCCATTATTCCAGAGAACAAAACTCATCATCAGAAGGAATCCATGAAAAATCGCGACAAGAAATAAACTACAAATAAATGCATTTACCATCGGTACTTACCACTCGCTCTTAATCCAATAAAAAAGGGTTTGCTTCACTGAACACTCCTTTATTTTTTATGCCTGTAACCCCATTCTTCCAGCAACCTTGCGGCGTACCACCCAAGAAACAAAGGAAAGAACATTACAATGAGATATTCCCCGCCACGGTCAATGTTCGAAATTGACCAGATTACGATGTAACCAGTGCAGAACAGGAATATTACAAACCCCAAAAAGCTACTTCGTCGACTCATGCTCACCCCTTCACTTTGACTCCAGCAGCGCGAATCCGTCCTTCGCATTCACTAATTGCGTCGTTATAACCAAATGTGACCCCATCCTCGAAATCGGTAGAAAATGCCTCACGCTCTCTTTTTCCAGGACACTCAATCTCGATAGCTGCTCGCGATGCCTGCCACGCTTGCCAATACATCTCAACCATATTGGCGTATATTTTATTTTTAGGATCACATCCGGTGTAATTTTCAAACCATTCTTCAAACTGCTTTCTTGATTCGTCCATCGATACTTACCCTCAGTTCAACTCACAAAACGCCACGCCATTTTTGCTACGACAACAGGCATAACACCGATAATCACCCAGACAAATGCAGCGCCAAACAACGTATACCATGGGTCTTTGCCGTCATTCACAAGACGAATGTAGCTACGCAGAACAATAAAAAACGTCAGAAGAATCCATCCAACGCCAACGCATTTGAATGCGACGAGCATAAACTCAGCCACGATTTACTCTCCCCCAAATAAAAAGGCCTGCGATTACCAGCAGGCCTGTTATTAGCTCAGTGATGTAGATGGTCATCAGAATCCTCCTTTCTTCTTGGACTGCGGTTCCTCGCGTTCACGGCGGCGCATTTCAGCAGACTGTTGGTCTGTGTCATAAATAGCGCCATTTGCCTGAATGCAATACACCGTGCCGGTATTGCCATGACGATTGAGACGAAGGATTAGTTCGGTTTCACCAGGTGGAACACTGTCATCAAAAGCACCTTCACGATGGATCCCCACCCAATAATCGCAATCCTGTTCAATCTGCCCTGTATCTCGTGAGTCACTTGGTAGTGGGCGTTTATTGGTTCGGCTTTCCAGTGCGCGGTTAAGCTGCGTCAGAAGCACAACAACGCAATCAAGCTCTTTGGCAAGGTTCTTCAGTCCTTTGGTGATCATGCCGTAAGCAAGGTCGTTGCGATCGGCCTTCTCAGCGGTCATTAGTGTCAGGTAATCGACCAGAATCATGCCAACACATCCTTTTTCTCGCTTGATTCGACGGCTTTCGCTGACGATTTGAGCCAGAGATAATCCCGGCGTGTCGTCGATGTAAAGCATGTCGATTTCACTCAAGCGATTGGCTGTTTCGATCGCCCTGTTGAAGTCACCATCGTAATCACCCTGATAGCCGTCATCAGCGTCATTTGTCGCCGGAAGGTAAAAAATATTCGGGTTAACACCTGACTTCTGTCCTACCAGTTTTTCCAGTATCTGGTCACCGGGCATTTCAAGGCTGAACATCAGAGCGGGCTTTTTCTCATGCACTGCGCAGTTGATTGCCATCTGGCTGTATAGCGTCGTTTTCCCCATCTTAGGGCGAGCGCCAATGACAAACAGAGAGCCTTTCACCAGACCTTTCGGTGACAGCATCCTGTCCAGCGATGGGATCCCTGTGCTCATTCCTCGTTGTTCGCCTGACGGGTCAAATCGCTTCTCAAGGTCGCTAACCCAGTCTTCCATTACCTCACCAAATGAGCGAAGGCCGCGACGCGATCCGGTTTTTGCATGGTCTGTCAGTTGCGTGAAAATCGCCTGAATAGCTTCGTACTTCTGCGTTGCAGTCATTCCGTTGCGGGAATAGAGCAATTCCGTCGCTTCAGTCATGCGGTTGATGGCGTAGCGTTCCATTGCGGTTTCGCGAACCTGCATTGCATAGGCAACGATGTTTGCGGCGCTTGGCGTGTTCTTTGCGATCTCAGCGATATAAGCAAAACCGCCAACAGACACCGTTAACGATTTGCGATCCAGTTCATCGAAAAGCGTCAGGCCATCTACTGGCTTTTGCTCCCGGTGCATTCTGGTTATTTCTTCGAAAAGGATTTTGTGTGGTCGGCTGTAAAATGAATCAGGCTTCAGCATCGCCAGAACTTTCTGGACGCGCTCACTGCTGTCATCATCCAGAAGCAATCCACCAATCACCGCCTGCTCTGCCTCGATGCTATGGGGCGGCGCATAAAAATTATCGGTCATCGTGTTCACCCTCACGAACTTTCAGGTAGGTATTATCGTTAAGCAGGAAATCAAATCCCTTTTTGTGCCAGACAGTTCCGCGTTGATGGTTTGGGCGCTCTTCGAACATCCATCGGCAATTTTCTCCTACGTAGCTCAAATAATTTCTCCAGTCCTGCATCGTGAACCCATGCCCGTCAAGCTGGCGGGTTATCACTCCGGCTTTGCGCCAGAACGTTCGGATCTGGTTTTTACGCTTGTCATTCAGTGCGCGGATTCTTGGCGCTTCAGGAAGGATTTCGTGGTAAGCATCGACAACATCCTGACAGCTAACGGAAGGTTTTTTCTTGTCAGACTTTTTGTCTGCTGTGGCACTCCCTAATACGTCAGTATTAGAGATATTATTTATATTATTGTTTATGGACAACCGTTGGACAACCGTTGGACAATCTCCGCTGAGAGCCGCGCCATTACTGGTGTTTGCGTTGGACAACCGTTGGACAACCGTTGGACAATTTTTTGCCTGAAAATCGTCATATTTAACGATTGTAAACAGGCTAAATTTCTTCCCCATCGAGGAAATATTAAGCATCCCTTTCGACTCAAAAGTCCGTAATAAGCTCCGAACTTTGTTGTCGGGGATGAATGTTTCTCTGACCAGCGACGGGCGTCCAGTTATCATCTGACCGCGATCAACAGTTATCGGACCGATATCCGTATTGACGACAGTAGATTCGTGATTAGCCTTGAGGATTAAGTGAAGCCAAAGATGTACTGCCTGAGAGTCCTTATAGAGCCTGCTGTCCATAAACTGGCGGTGTATAGAGACATACCCCATACTGGATGCCTCCTGATGTTGTACAGGGTTATGCCTGTAATCAGCTAACTTAACGACGCCCATGTTTCACTCCTGCTTTGGCTAGTCTGTAAACACCAACAAGGCGCTCTGCGAACGCCCTGTTATTTGCTGCGGCTACCACTAATCCCTCAGGTGAATCAGGGTGTCGAATCTCTTCTTTTTCCTGGTATTTCTTACGACGTTTTGTCATAATTACTCCTGTGGATTGATCCAGTCTTTCTACATCAGGCCTCGAAGAATTCGCCGTTCTTCGGGGCTTTTTCTTTTGTCAGGTAATCGGCAAGCCGCTTAGTCAATTCAGCCATTTCATCGTCTTCGATTCCGTATTCCAGAACAGCAAGCATCATGCTTACCTGCGAGAAGAAACCATTCTTCCATCGGCTTACCTGATATTCAGGAACCCCCATTGCTCGAGCGAATGTCTTCTGCCCCATCAGTGCCAGTTTGTTCAGCAAGGCCGACTCGATGCGAGCCGCTTTCTTGCTTTTAGTTGCAATAGTAACCATAGATAATTTCCTTAATGATTAGATAGAGTTGGCTTCGCAAAGAAACGCAAAACCATAGAGATTTGTTTCTGGTAATGCCCTTTTTCAGGGCGGGGATGTGTAAGAGCTAGAATGTCTTAAGCGGCTTTGTGTTCCGGCGGGAACACGTCATCAAGACTGACTTTTGCGCCTAACTTGTTTAGGCACTCAACAAGAGCACGGCATGTTTTAAGGTCTGGGAAGCGACGACCAGATTCCCAATGTCCGATAGCTCCCTGTGTGCATCCAACTGCCTTAGCAAGTGTTGTTTGAGAGATATTCAGTGACTCTCGATATTTTCGTAGGTTGCTCATATGCCCTCCATAGTAACCATGAAACAATAATACGATATGTACTTTTAGAATGCAAACAAAAAATACATCTTGTGCATGGATGGTTTTAGTACAGAGCGTAATAATAAGGGTATGAAAATGAAATGGTATGAACTGGCTAGATCCAGAATGAAAGAGCTCGGCATAACTCAAGAGAAGTTAGCTGAAGAGCTTGGTATGACGCAGGGTGGAATTGGTCACTGGTTGCGCGGATCTCGTCATCCATCTCTTGACGAGATTGGTGTGGTGTTTAAATACCTTGGTATTGATAACGTCTCATTCAACCACGACGGTACATTTTCACCTGTTGGCGAATACTCATCTGCCCCCGTTAAAAAACAATATGAGTACCCTGTTTTTTCTCATGTTCAGGCCGGGATGTTCTCGCCTGAGCTTAGAACCTTTACCAAAGGTGATGCGGAGAGATGGGTCAGCACAACCAAAAAAGCCAGTGATTGTGCGTTCTGGCTTGAAGTTGAAGGTAATTCCATGACCGCGCCAACAGGATCCAAGCCAAGCTTTCCTGACGGGATGTTAATTCTCGTTGACCCTGAGCAGGCTGTTGAGCCAGGTGATTTCTGCATAGCCAGACTTGGTGGTGACGAGTTTACCTTCAAGAAACTGATCAGGGATAGCGGTCAGGTGTTCCTACAGCCACTAAACCCGCAATATCCAATGATTCCATGCAATGATAGCTGTTCCGTAGTAGGGAAAGTTATCGCCAGCCAGTGGCCTGAAGAGACATTTAGTTAACAGCCTCACAACTCTAAAACACACAACAATAACCCGACCTTAGCGTCGGGTTTTCTTTTTCCAAAACATAAACCCATTAAATACAAAGCGTTATAAAAAACTAATCATATTTAGAACATTTTGTATTGACTCGATAAAGTACAAATCGTACTATTTAGCCATCAGCAGGACGCACTAACCACCATGAAGGTGAGGCTCTTAAAAATTAAGCCCTGAAGAAGGGCAGCATTCAAAGCAGAAGGCTTTGGTGTGTGTGATACGAAACGAAGCATTGGCCGGAAGTGCGAATCCGGATTAGCTGCCAATGTGCCATTGCGGGGTGTTTTCGTTCAGGACTACGACTCCCACACACAACCAAAGCTAACTGACAGGAGAATCCAGATGGATGCACAAACACGCCGCCGCGAACGTCGCGCAGAGAAACAGGCTCAATGGAAAGCAGCAAATCCCCTGTTAGTTGGGGTAAGCGCAAAACCAGTTAACCGCCCTATTCTCTCGCTGAATCGCAAACCGAAATCACGAGTAGAAAGCGCACTGAATCCGATAGACCTTACGGTGCTGGCTGAATACCACGAACAGATTGAAAGCAACCTGCAACGTATTGAGCGCAAGAATCAGCGCACATGGTACAGCAAGCCACGCAGTGAAATGGGTGTGACTTGTGTTGGTCGCCAGAAAATGAAATTAGGCAGCAAACCACTTATTTGAGGTTAGATATGGAATTTCATGAAAGTGCGATTTGTGATTTTCGCGCTAACGCAAATTCAGTAAAACCACAGCCAATTGCAGTTCTTTTTAAAACAATGGGAGCGTGGGCTGTTTTATGCTTCGCCGCTGATGACACTGACGCAAGAGTGGCAATAGGCCAAGAGATGGAGATGGATCCGACAAACGATGAATTCATAATTTATGGCGCTCCATCTAATTACTTACTTGATACCTGCAACATTTACAACAAGGCTGCCTGATGGTGGCCTTTATTTTTTAGCCGTAAATAATTTCATGCTTATTACAATCAAGGTGATATATGGAAGAACAAGCAAACAAGATTCTCGTAGAACTACTGCAAAAAGCCAGCAATGGAATAGACGCGGCTGTTTCATTTAGCCAGGCACAGATTCCTGATGTCATCCATCAGCTTTTGATGTGGCACGCCGTATCATCAGCTGGAATTCAGGCTATCTGTGTATTGGTGATTATAGCGTGTGTTTATCTGATGATTTTTGCATGGAATAAAGGAGATGATGCGGATATTGTGATCTTATCGCTACTTGTCACATCAGGAATAGAGATTACTTCTGTTATTGTTTTTTTCAATTATTTCGACTGGCTGAAGATTTGGCTTGCTCCAAAACTTTACCTTATCGAATATGCGGCATCATTGGTTAAGTAATTTCAGGCCGCATAGTCGGCCTTTATTTTTGGCATAAACAACAGAATAAACACAGCACTGTGTATTCATTCCAACGAGTGAATACACGGAGCAATGTCGCTCGTAACTAAACAGGAGCCGACTTGTTCTGATTATTGGAAATCTTCTTTGCCCTCCAGTGTGAGGGCCTTTTTATATGCATACCAATAACGCTTCACTCGAGGCGTTTTCGTTATGCAATCAAACAGAAGGAGCATCCTATGCAACAGTTCGCTATTGCAGGGGCGGCATCGGTTCGCCCTTTCAACCCGATTTTATCGGTACAGCATTCACGAAAAAATATTTTAACCGGAGCAGACTTTAAACAACCAAGAATGAAAAGCTTGCTCGAAAAGCTTTGGGATATTTTGAAACAACAAGGCCGTCCATGAGTTTTACCAATAAGGGGAGCAAGTAAATGGCTATTCAGACTAAAACATTGCAGGTACGCGTCAAAGACCGCCACGCCGCCTTGTTGCGTCAGATGGCCTTTGAAGTGAACCAAGTTTTTAACTTTATCAATGAAATGACTGCGACTGAATACAGCACTGTCAGCGAATACGGACCAAAACAAAGAGTTTGGTTAACTGAATTTGACGTAGATAAACGCATTGCTGGTATTCAAAAGGAGCGCGGATACCACATACAAGCAGCTACTTGTCAGGAAATCTCAAAACATCACGCTAAAGCGCGTAAACAGTTTAAACGCAGTAAGCTGCGCTGGCGTAAAAGTGGCGGTGCTGGGCGTAGTCTTGGTTGGGTTCCGTTCAAAGGTGCTCAAGTGAAATGGGTAAACGGCTGCATCAAGTTTGCCGGGCACTATTTCAAAGTGTGGGATAGCTATGGATTAAATGGCTTTAAATTCCGTGCTGGTAACTTTGCAGAAGATGCGCGCGGTCGCTGGTATTTCAATGTTGCAGTTGAATACGAATGCGAACCAACTAAAGGCACTGCCGACGTGGGTATCGATCTTGGTCTGAAAGACATTGCCACCACTTCGGATGGTGAAAAACTTCCTGCTAAACGTTGGTATCGTGAATTAGAAGGCAAATTAAAAATTGCTCAACGTGCCCATAATAAAAAACGTGTTAGAGCTATCCACGCAAAAATCAAAAATCGCCGTAAAGATGCACACCATAAGTTTTCTACGGCGCTGGTTAATAAATACGCCGCTATTTTTGTAGGCGACGTAAGCAGTAAAAAGTTATCAAAAACAAATTTGGCAAAAAGTATCTACGACGCCGGCTGGTGTCAGCTAAAAAATCAGATTCAGTATAAAGCGATTGCGCGGAGTGTGGTTTTTGAGGTCGTAGATGAAGCGTACACCACCCAGACTTGCTCGTGCTGCGGAGCTATTAGCTGCAGTAGTCCGAAGGGTAGGGTAGGCCTTGGAATAAGAGAATGGATCTGCGTGGAATGTGGTGAACTCCACGACCGCGACGTAAACGCGGCAAAGAACATTCTCGCGGCGGGACATCGCCGTCTCGAAGGAGGAATCCACGCCCTTTAGGGCGTGGAGGATGTCAAAGATAACTGGTCAGACAAAGAATTCATTCGTCAGATGAAAGAATTAATCGGTAACGAAGGAGATATGCATGTCACTTGCAACCACAGTGAAGGAGAGCAAGTTACAGAGACGCATGTACACGCAGAAAGCTCTCTGGTATCGCCATAATGGCGACCGCGAAGGAATGCGGGTATGCCTTAATTTGTCCCGAGTCGAAGTATTAAATCAGCGTTATTTCCTTGGGCCATGTCCATTCTGAGAACAATCATATGAGCAAAGAATTTTACGCAAGACTGGCAGCTATTCAGGAGAATCTGAACGCGCCAAAGAATCAGTACAACTCATTCGGCAAATATAAATACAGAAGCTGCGAAGACATTCTTGAAGGCGTTAAGCCGTTACTGAATGGCCTGTTTTTATCAATCAGCGATGAAGTTGTGCTGATTGGTGATCGGTATTACGTGAAAGCCACGGCAACTATTACCGATGGCGAAAACAGCCATACGGCAACCGCTCTTGCACGAGAGGAAGAAAGCAAGAAAGGAATGGATTCTGCACAAGTTACGGGAGCTACAAGCTCTTATGCACGCAAGTATTGCCTCAATGGTTTGTTCGGCATTGATGATGCGAAAGATGCAGATACCGACGAGCATAAACATCAGCAGAACGCAGCAGCAAAGCAATCAAAACCATCACCTACACCTGAACAGGTTCTAAAAGCATTCACTGACGCAGCATTGCAGAAAAACACCGTAGAAGAGCTTAAACAGGCGTTCGCCAAAGCGTGGAAGATGCTCGAAGGCACACCGGAGCAGCACAAAGCACAGGACGTTTACAACATCAGACGAGACGAATTAGAAGGAGCGGCTGCTTAATGGCACATTCGATTACTGTAAGACTAAACAAGCCCGCAAGAGAGTTTCAGGCCGGGGAAAATATCGGATTCAACATCCGTGCTGGCGTTCAGTATTACGATCGCCAGACAAAAAAGAAAGAATGGACAAACTACAGCGCCGTTGTATTTGCCAAGCCGGGAGCGCAAGCGGATTACTACCGTAGTGTTCTTGTTGAAGGTGGCATTGTGGAAATTACCGGAGAAAACATCAGGGTTGATGTTTATCAGGGGCAAAATGGTCAATCAATCACTCTTGAATTACTGAATGCAAAGATTGGATTTGCAACTTCAGGAAACAGCCAACAGCAGCAAAGTAGCAATCATCAAAATCATCCTGAATACGACGATTCAATTCCCTTCTAGATTAGCAAAATAAGGATTCCATTATGCCAGCGCCTCTGTATGGTGCGGATGACCCGCGCCGCTGTTCCGGCAATTCCGTATCGGAGGTGCTGGATAAATTCAGAAAAAACTACGATCGAATAATGTCTCTACCGCAGGAAACGAAAGAGGAAAAGGAGTTTCGCCACTGCATATGGCTTGCAGAGAAAGAAGAACGAGAGCGAATTTACCAGACATCAATCCGACCATTCCGCAAAGCCACATATACCCACTTCCCTGAAATCGACCCGCGCCTGCGTAATTACCGCTCACGCTATGGCGCTATCAGTAATGACTGAGGAATTAACAATGAAAACAATGAAGCTAAACATCGACCTCGGAAAATACGTTATTACCGGAACAAAACACGATCTGATTCTTAGCGAAAGAGGAATTATCAAAGAAGGCGAGAATGCAGGGAAAGAAACACTAAGCCGTATCGGTTATTACAGCAAGTTTGAGCATCTGGTTAAAGAGTTATGCAACCGTGAAATCCTGTTATCTCAGGCGCAGACGCTACAGGATATTCAGCAGCATATCGAGACTTTAGGTGTGTCACTTAGCATGGCTATTGACCAGTTCGTGGAGAGTAAATCATGAGAGGTCTTGCATACAATCCCGGCATTCTTCCGGCAGAAATGATTATTCGCCAACGCGTAAAGCCAATGCCATCGAGAGAGGAATTGCTTAAGAGAAATTCTTTTCCATCAGTGAATCAAAACAAATATCTGAATGCGATGTGGCGGAGTGGGAAGAAATGAAACAAATGTCACTAATTGAGATGGATGGATTTCTGAAAGGTAAATGCATCCCAAGTGATTTAAAGGTTAACGAAACAAACGCTGATATCTGGTGCGTAAGTTCGGTGAACTTGAATCAAAACTAGAAACAGCGTTGCGTGAGTGTCGTTCTGCTGGAATCACGATTGATAACCTTGAGGCCAAGTGCGCGGCGCTGGCTGTGGAGAATGCGGGGATGAAAGAATATCTAGCTCCAGTAGGGTTAGTGGTAGAGGGAACCCCAGCCACCGACGCCTTCCTGGCTGAAGTGCGGGCGCAGGGTGTGGAGATGGCTCGTAACGCGATGATTGATTTTGTTGATGGTGAAGTTGGGCCAAACAAGAACGTTCCGGGGCTGATTAGATGCGCAGAGATATGCGTAAGTATTGCTGCCCAGCTTCGCAAAGGAGGCAACCAATGAGCGTAATCCAGTACGTAGTTAGAGATGCAGGCACGTTTCCTGAGGATGCGTTTTTTCTCGATCCTCGACACATCGATGAGCTCATTTCTGAGTGGGAATTGGAATGCTTGTCTCAGGATGCCTCCCTTGATTATTTTGACAATCATGACGGCTTGGAATCTGACTGGCCGTTGGATATCGAGCTATTCATTGACGGTGAGAGCGTAGGTGTATTCACGGTTGAAATGGAACATGTACCTCAATTCAGCGCAAGAAAAATACCGGAGGCCGCCCAATGAGCAACATCGACAAACGCGCATTACGTCATAGCGCAGAAAGCATAATCGGCATTCTGGAAAACATTGCCGGGTTCGAACCATCTGATATCGACGGCGACTCTGTAGAGCTCCGCTTTGAAACTGAGGACGGTTTCGATACTGGTTGTGACGTTAGCATTGTTGACCAGTGCCAGAAAACCGCTGATGTAGTTCGGGCGCTGCTGGATGAGCTGGAAGCCAAAGACAAGCGGATTGCTGACATGGAGGCGCGGGAGGTTGTACTGCCGCGTGCGCACGATGTTCACCCATTAGGGCCGCAGTCGGCGAAAATTTTTTGTGAGTTTCACCGGAGTATCGTGAACAGATGCGCCGATGAGATTCGCAAGGTTGGCGTCAAAGTCAGCATCAAGGGGAATTAGGGATATGGCGTTAACACACAGCGAACTCTGTCAGATTGCGTACAAGTTCCTTAAGCGCAACGGGTTCAAGGTTTGTTTTCATGACCGCTTTATAGCTGTAACCAGTACCGGAGAACAGCCAGATGCTATGGGATTCAGAAATTCAGCATCATGCCTGATAGAGGCGAAGTGTTCTCGTGCTGATTTGTTGGCAGATAGAAAAAAGCGTTTCCGTAAAAATCCCTCACTTGGCATGGGCGACTGGCGATTCTTTATTAGTGAGCCGGGAATTATTTCAATTGAGGATTTACCACCTGGCTGGGGATTACTTCACGTTGTTAACGGAAGAGTACGGAAAGTACATGGGTGGCCCAAGGGTAATTGCTGTTGGGGTAATCCTGACGATAAGCCATTTACTGGAAATAAGCAGGTTGAATGCGATTACATGTTATCTGCATTAAGGCGCATGGAGTTGAGAGGGCACCTTAATGAAATATATGACGGTGTAATTGTTAATAAGAAAGAAGGAAACGCGGCATGACCACTATAACCAAAGAGCGACTGCTGACAATCAAGCAGTGGCGCGAAACATACGGACCGGGTAGCAACGTTGTACTGCCAGCAGAAGAAGCGGAAGAACTGGCACGAATTGCTCTGGCATCGCTGGAAGCAGAACCGGTTGCTTATATTTTCAAACATCCGGCTGGGAAATTATTCTGGGCTTTAACGGATGAAAGCAATAAAGAGCAATCGGACGTTATTCCTGTTTATGCCGCCCCTCCAGTGCCAGTAGTACCTGAAGAAAAACCAATGCCTAACCCTCTTAAAATGTACGCGGTCGATGCTGTTGCCGCTATTGCAGAGGTGAGAGGCTGGAACTCCTGCCGCGACGCCATGCTTCATGGTGCCGAACCTGTAAGCCAAACTTACAAGTTGAACGAGCTATCTGGCAACTCTCCGGTAACTCCGGATGGTTGGATAAGCTGTAGTGATCGAATGCCAAACGAAGAAGATGTTTTGGTTTATTGCTCAGACACAAAAGAGCAGATGGTAGGGTTTCACAAAGGTAAAGGGTTATTTCAATTCTTTTACATGAATGGTGTTGAGGGGGTATGTGAGCCGTCACACTGGATGCCGCTACCAGAGCCTCCACTTTGAAAGCGAAGCTTATACATATCTTTTACATCAGCAATCTATTGTTAATCTCCAATCAATGTTACGTTGTCATCTCACTCATGCTTTGGAGGTAGTGATATGTCTTGTCCAAAATGCGGTTCTGGAAATATTGCAAAAGAAAAAACAATGCGTGGATGGTCTGGTGATTATGTGTGCTGCGATTGCGGATACAACGACTCTAAAGACGCATTTGGAGAGCGTGGTAAAAACGAGTTTGTCAAAATTAATAAAGAACGCGAAGGCAACGAAAAAAGCTAATTTATTTATTCATATATGAAAACAATGTAACCAATATTCGAATTGAAGAACTGAAAGAACACCAAGCCGCCTGATGGCGGTTTTTTATTGGAGACAAGAAATGTCAGATTTGGCTATGAAGGTTTTGAAATGGCAATCGACTGGCGATGTCGGCATCAGTAGCGCAACTCTTGCCTCAATCGCATGTGGACTGAAAAAGAATATCTATGGTCATCACTTCGGCGCTCCACATGACGCAGCCGATTTCCGACGATGCGTTGCACTTGTTGAGCAGATCCCAGAAATCAGAGATTCATTCGACAAGGTTGCAAAGCGCGTTCCGGCATTCAAAGGCATCCTCAACGAATGGGATTCCCTCGTTGCTCTGTTGAAGTCTGAAATGAAGATACACGGAAACAAAGCACCAGAGACTTACAGAAGAATTAGCGAGTTACGCAAGGACTAACCACAGCCTCACACTCGATGAGGCCTGTTCATTTCTCAAGATATCCAGACCTGCCATTGCCGCATCAATGCGGTTTTTTTATTGCCTGATTTGCAGGTTCGATTCCCTATTCGGAGATAGCACTCATGCAACACGAACTACAGCCTGATTCACTGGTTGATTTGAAATTCATCATGGCCGATACTGGCTTCGGTAAAACCTTCATCTATGACCGGATTAAGTCCGGGGACCTGCCTAAAGCCAAAGTTATCCACGGGCGAGCAAGATGGTTATATCGTGACCATTGTGAATTCAAAAATAAGCTCTTAAGCCGCGCCAATGGGTAAAATAGCGGGTAAAATATTTCTCATATCTAAAAAACACCATTCCAATCAATCCCCTGCCTCGTCAAGTAGATGTCTGCAGGGGACACCAGATACCCTTCAAACGAAATCTACCTTCACCCCGTAAAAGATGGGTTTGGCAGCACACTTGCCTTATATCTACTCATTTTTACTGCAACAGGTTGAAATCTCAGCACTGTCAGAAAGCGCTGATGACTAAACAGCCCTGAGCCGGGCGATGTAACCATCACACAGAATCCTGATAGCGAAATATGGCGTGACTCGATACTTCACTCCGCAATGCATTCCTTGATGAATTCGCAGGACCGTGATACACGGGACAGGTCACTGAATGACGACAATGTCCTGGAAATCAGCGAACCGCGCATCTGAAGTACATTTGAGCGACTGTACCAGAACATGAATGAGGCGTTTGGATTAGGCGATTATTAGCAGGGCTAAGCATTTTACTATTATTATTTTCCGGTTGAGGGATATAGAGCTATCGACAACAACCGGAAAAAGTTTACGTCTATATTGCTGAAGGTACAGGCGTTTCCATAACTATTTGCTCGCGTTTTTTACTCAAGAAGAAAATGCCAAATAGCAACATCAGGCAGACAATACCCGAAATTGCGAAGAAAACTGTCTGGTAGCCTGCGTGGTCAAAGAGTATCCCAGTCGGCGTTGAAAGCAGCACAATCCCAAGCGAACTGGCAATTTGAAAACCAATCAGAAAGATCGTCGACGACAGGCGCTTATCAAAGTTTGCCACGCTGTATTTGAAGACGGATATGACACAAAGTGGAACCTCAATGGCATGTAACAACTTCACTAATGAAATAATCCAGGGGTTAACGAACAGCGCGCAGGAAAGGATACGCAACGCCATAATCACAACTCCGATAAGTAATGCATTTTTTGGCCCTACCCGATTCACAAAGAAAGGAATAATCGCCATGCACAGCGCTTCGAGTACCACCTGGAATGAGTTGAGATAACCATACAGGCGCGTTCCTACATCGTGTGATTCGAATAAACCTGCATAAAAGACAGGAAAAAGTTGTTGATCAAAAATGTTATAGAAAGACCACGTCCCCACAATAAATATGACGAAAACCCAGAAGTTTCGATCCTTGAAAACTGCGATAAAATCCTCTTTTTTTACCCCTCCCGCATCTGCCGCTACGCACTGGTGATCCTTATCTTTAAAACGCATGTTGATCATCATAAATACAGCGCCAAATAGCGAGACCAACCAGAAGTTGATATGGGGACTGATACTAAAAAATATGCCGGCAAAGAACGCGCCAATAGCATAGCCAAAAGATCCCCAGGCGCGCGCTGTTCCATATTCGAAATGAAAATTTCGCGCCATTTTTTCGGTGAAGCTATCAAGCAAACCGCATCCCGCCAGATACCCCAAGCCAAAAAATAGCGCCCCCAGAATTAGACCTACAGAAAAATTGCTTTGCAGTAACGGTTCATAAACGTAAATCATAAACGGTCCGGTCAAGACCAGGATGAAACTCATACACCAGATGAGCGGTTTCTTCAGACCGAGTTTATCCTGAACGATGCCGTAGAACATCATAAATAGAATGCTGGTAAACTGGTTGACCGAATAAAGTGTACCTAATTCCGTCCCTGTCAACCCTAGATGTCCTTTCAGCCAAATAGCGTATAACGACCACCACAGCGACCAGGAAATAAAAAAGAGAAATGAGTAACTGGATGCAAAACGATAGTACGCATTTCTGAATGGAATATTCAGTGCCAT